CCCCGATCTTGTGATAGCAAGCGGAACGCTGTTCGACCCGTCGCCAAGCGTCACGGTTTCAGCCGTCACGTCAGTTGCTACAAGATCGGTGAAGGTGTAAGCCTCGGAACTCAGGTCGGTGCGGTCCAGCTTGGCAGTTGCGCCGTGCGAAATACCCGTGGCGGACCCTTCGCCGTAGTGCGTTCCGATATACCAGTACGCATCAGCTTCACCGCCGGAGAAGGTGACAGTGTCCGTGATGGCAGCAGCCGCATTGCCCTTGACCGAATAGCCCGAGCCGTTCACGTCGCGCGTGTGGTTGCGGTCAATAAACAGGTGCGACTGGTTGCCCTCATACTCGATGCCGGCAAACCCGGACGCGACGCCATCAAGGCAGTTGTTGACCACCTTCGCGCCGTTGAAATAGTCCTCGACAAGAATGTGGCTGCCCGTACAGCCATAGCTTTCATTCCCGCTGACGTGCGCACCGTAATATTGGTTGGTGGACGATGACGGGCTGACAAGCTGAATGGCGCGGGTGTTGAACCAACACACATTGTCTTGGATAGAGACGTTAACCGGCAGGGTCCAGACAGAGGGGTCTTGCGGCTCTACCGAGATGCCGCGCTGCAAGCGGACCAGCGTGTTGCCTTTGATCGACGCGCCCCGGCAGACGCCACCAGATGCAAAGATGCCGCGTCCGTTGGCGCTCGCACCGCCGATCAGTACATTGTCATGTGCCTGGTCGAACGGGGAGCGAAGCCGGATGCCGTTAGTGTTCACGACGGCCCGGTTCTCATTGAACTGGGAACCGTAATTGCCGGGGTGCGAGGTAGCGCAGTCGGTTTGCTGGTTCTCGAACCACACGCCAAGCGCGCCGCAACCAATCGACGGGCCACCGCGATGACCAGACGCGCCAACATCAGGACCAAAGGTGATTACGTCAACGCCTTGGTTGCCGCCACGGATCGAGCCGCCGCGTACATAGCAATTCGTGGACGACTGGAACAGGAACGTGTTATCAGAAGACCCGCTGTCAATCGAAGTGACTTTGCCCTGCACTTCGCAGTTTTCCAAAGTGCAATCGAGAGAGTAGGTGAAGCTCCCCGCCCAGCCCGTCACATCGCCGGTATCAATGTTACAGCGCTCGAACACGCAATCCTTGGCAAATTCACCAAGAATGATGGCGTCATTGCCTGCGCCGGTATTGATCGTGGTCAACGCCATATCCATGACGCGCACGCCTTCACACCATGTGATTTCCCAAACCACCGATGTCCGCGATCCGCCCGTTTGCCCGGTCAGGGATGCAGCCGTGTCAGTCGCGGGCGTGTTTGAATAAGGGAATGTCAGCTCCCGACGGAGCGTGGCAGACGAACCAGAGCTGGTCGCGTCAAGTATCTGCACAAACTCCGAGAGGTAGCTTTCTTCGGCGGTATCGTCACCGAGCTGGTATTCACCCGCATCAGAGGAACCGGAGTTGATCACCGAGGCGATCTTGACCCAATCACCGTCGCTCAGAGTAGAGGTATCGACCGAAATTGACGTAGCGCCCGCAGCAGCAGCGCCGGTCAAAGAAAGCTGGCTTCCCGCCGTTCCTGTCAGATACATGCGAAGGCCGGTGAAGGCCGCGTTGCTGGTCACGCCCCGAATGAGCTGGCCAGAGTTTAGCGTCAGGTCGCCGCCGATGGCGTGAGACTTGGCAACATCAACCCATGCACCGGCCAGGGCCGCAAAGTTCAGTGCGTTTTGCACCTCTGTCGCGTCATTGCCTGCACCGTCGGCCCCGAACCATTCGGGATATGCGTGATCGAGGATCGGCGCACCGGACACCGAGCCGCCACCGGACACGTCGAAAATCTGCGTGCGCCGGGCGTCCACACCGCCGTTGACCGTGAGCGTATAGGTGCCAGTCGCAATCTGGCCTGACGGGCCGAATGCCAGCACCATCGTCGCCGGGATCGTCGCATCTGCTGTCAGCGTTTCGGTCGCGTTGATATACAGCCGGGCTGGTGTTGCGCCGATGGCGGTGATAGCCGCAGCGAGGCTTGCGTATGACGAGAGCAAATAAACTTGCTCATTGATTGCATCAATCGCTGTATTGACCGTCTGAAAAGCGGTACGTAGCGGATCACCCGTGCCGTCATTCGCCGTGGTGCCAACGTCTACAGTGGATAGCGCCATTTTAAGACCTTCTTACAATCTGGTAAGCATCGAACGACACTGTGCCGCCTTTTGTGTAGTCGGAAGGCACGTTAATCGACGCCGGGTTGATACGCATTTCTGCGCAAGCATAACGCAGACGCACAGGGAGAGGCAAGGCGTAACCTGACACATCGGGATTGGCCGCGAGGCGCGGTTCAACAGCAAGGGCGGTAATGACACCACCTGCCGTCGCCGTAGCGTTTTCTACGGCTTTGACAAGCACCCAATTGCGACCGTCAAACCAGCTAATCGGGTCGCCCGCTGTGATCGTCCCAAGCGGTGTGTAACCACTCAAAGAGATGGTGCGGTTCGCTGTGTCAATCGCCGTCACGTATGGTTCGCCCCATGCTTCAGCCACCGTGTCCGCCGTCGTGGTTGTCGCATCGGCAAGCGGCGTAGTGGCGTCAACCGTGACGCCAGCAAACGCGGAACCGAGATACGAACGCGGAACAGGGTGCTTGCGGTCCCATGCGAGAATAGTGACCTGACCACCACGTTGTTTCAGCAACCACGCGCGATAGGTCTGCAAGTCGGCATTGCTGGAAAGGTCAATCGAGAACGACATACCCCAGCGCGGCGCGGACAACTCGAACGCATCCACATCGCCGGAAAGGCGCGGGCTGTTGACCTCGTTACGGATCGGCTCAAAGTCGCAACTCCACCGCCCGCATGTGGTCGGCATTTCATTGGCCATCAGACCGCCCCATCACGTTGCGCGCTCGCCAAAGCGCCAGGGAGAACACCACGGACGCGCGTGCCGAATTGTTGTAGATCGGCAGCGCGTGTCGCCGCCATTTCGCGACGTAGCGCGGCGACTGCATCGGGTGTCGCCCCACGCGCATCAATAGCATACTTGGGTGCGTAGGTAATCATCGCCGCAGCACTGGCAGACGGCAGTTGTGGCACGATACGCCCCGCTTTGTCAGGTATCATCAGCTCTGGACCGTGTTCACCGACCACATAAGGCTGACCGGCGCGTACTGGACCACCAAGCGCTTTACCGGGAATACCACAGCCTTTACCACCAACCAGCAAACAAGACAAAATACCACCGAGGATACCACCCCCACCACCCCCACTAAACAACTGGTCGAAAACCTGTTCACCGACACGAGCGAAAGCATTCGACAATGCGTTGAACATCGCCTCTTGTAGTTGCCGCTGGATAAATTGAAGCAGATCACCGTCAAATGCTTCCATCATCCCGGCAGCAAACACATCGCCGAATTGTTGGCTGAATTGCTGACGGCGGTCGCTTAATTCTTCTGCGAACGCCTCGGCTTGTTCAATACCAAGCCTACACGCTGTTTGTTTGCTTTCCGCGAGTGTTTCAGCAACAACTCTCTCGAAATCAAGCAATGCTTGGTTTTTAGAAGCCGCCATTTCGGCAAGTAGTGTAGTTTCTTGCTCTTTACTCTCCGCAAGTGTCTCGGCAACAATTCTCTCAAAATCAAGCATTGCTTGGTTTTTAGAAGCAGCCATTTCGGCAAGTAGTGCCGCCTGTTCTTCTCGTGCAATTCGCGCCGCTTCTGTTTCAGCACCATCTACAGGGTTCCGCGATGGTGAGGGTGCCATATCCCGAACAGCGGCAACAGCCTCAAGAACAAGCTCTTGTGCCATAAGAAGTTCTTGTAGCTGGTTGCGCTGTTCAACACTAAGTGAGGTAGACGGCTGATCATACCGAGAAACGTCCGCGCGCTCAAGAAAACGCCACATTTCCCCTTGCGAACCAAAATAGGGGTCAAGAGCGTCTCGGATCTCACCCACAGAGACCGAACGCATTTCGTTAAGCGTAGAACGCGTGCGACGAAAACCGGCAGACCTTTCTTCCGCAGGCGGAAGGTCGGGGCGTTGTTCTTGCCCTAAAGTAGCAACATTCTGTGCAATAATACCGAAGGCCGCAGCGGCACGCACAGCGCCCGCCGCCATATCACCAATCAACCCAACAAAAGAAGCAATACCTTCTTTGTTGTCGTCAATCACAGTGGCCACATCGTTGATTGCTTCGGCAAGCGCACCGGTCGCCCCGCCCGCTTCCTCAGACGAACCAACCGCCATCGCGAATGCTGTACGTAGATTTTCCATCGCTTGACCGACGGTCATGTTCGTTGCGCGAAACTGGCTTTCGATAGTGCTGCCCGCGTTAAGGATCGCATTCATAACCACATCGGACGTAATAAGACCTTGTGAACCAAGCTCTTTAAGCGCCCCGATACCGACACCCATTTCAGTCGCAATCGCGCGAGCGATTTCCGGCGCACCTTCACGCAACGAACGCAACTCGTCGCCCTGCAAAATACCCGATTGTAGCGCCTGGGAAAGCTGCAAAATGGAACTGCGTTGTTCTTGGATTGTCGCACCAGACGCGGCAAACGACATACCCACAAGCTCGGTAATGCGGAGTGTTTGCTCCTGCGTCATGTTCAAGTTGGCAGCGGAACGTTCTAGGCGCGTATAAAGTGTCGTCGTGCCTTGAAGACTGGTACGGGAACGTCGCGCGACGTTCGCAATGTCTTCCATCGTTGCGAGGTTGTAACCTACCGCAGCAGACGCCGAATTGAGTTGGTTTGTTAGCTGCTGATATGTGTCGGAAAGTTGAATGAGTTCACCGACTGCACGCCCCGCCGCACGAGCACCACCAATTGCAGCGAACGCGGCCACACCGGCTTGCGCCATGTTGCGGAATGATCGGCTGACCTGCCTGTCGGCACGCGCAAAACGGTTTTCGATCCCCGTAGTTGTACGGTTCGCTGCCGCCGCAGCGCGTGCCATTCCGCGCTCATAAGAGCGCATATTGACCTCAAGCTGCAAGACAAGACGTTCGAGATCAGTAGCCATCGGTCGCACCTATTGCGGTGAAAAATTCTTCGTCAGTCGGCGCTTTGTCTTTCGCTACGGAATTACCAGCGACGTAACCCGACGTTGCCGCCGCGTAGTGCCAAAATGACATGCTCCCGACCACGGGGGGAGCAAAACCCATTACTGCGCCGTTTCCGTACAGTCTTGCAAATCGCCATTTTCCACGGGGGAGTGGTTCGGCGTTGTTTCCGTCTCCCCCGGTGTCTCCCCCGGCAATTCGTCCGCAGGGCCGAAAATGGCTACCGCAAGCACAGCTTGAGCAATTTTCGCATTTTCGGCCCATGCGGGGCGGTCATCAACGTAACGCTTCACCAGCTTGATTGCGTCGGAAGCAGGCATTCCGCCACCGATCAAACCGAGCCGCAAGGTGTGACGCACGTCTTCAATGCGCCACTCCAAACGAGGAGACATGAGCCGACCAAGGACAAACCCAGGCCCGGCGTCACACTTCTCTTGCAGCTCTTCCAGCTCTTTAATTCCGAGCCGGAAGGTGTGTTCGTCATCCCCGAAAGGATAGATGATTTCAGCGTTACGCTCACTCATTAGGTGAGCGCCGTGACGCTAGACGCGGTGAGACCAGACGAAGCAAGCGAAATATCACATTCCGCAGTCGTCGGACGCTGCGTGTTGATCGAAAAGTCAGTCACGACAAACGGGGCTTGAATTTTGAAAGCGCCCGTCGCGCCAGCCGTGCCGACTTCAATTGACCAGTTTGCCGACGCACCGCCAAGAGCAAGGTCAACATACGTCTTCGCGTCGTCTTGGTGCAGCTTACCAGCACCGTTGATCGTGACACTAATGCTGTCAGCTTGGCGAAGGATTTGCGCCGGATCGTCGGGGTTATCACAATCAGGGATCACGTCTTCGGAATACGACGCGGTGATTTGAATTGCGCGCGAGCCATTGATCAGACAAGGCTGTGCGTAAGTTTCCGGCGACGCTCCGTCACCTTTTTTGATCAGTACCTTAGAAAAGGCAACAGTTGTGGTAGCCATTTAACGCGCTCCTGCTATGTTTCGGCCAATGCAAACTCATACACTACTACACCATGCTCCGTAAGACCATCCGGCGCACCAATATTCCGCTCTTGACGAAACTGCGTATAATTGACCGCATAATCGGTGACTGTGGTGATTGTGTCCAGCGCGGCACGCACCGCTGCGTTCATTTTGCGTGCCTCAAGCGAATTGCCTGACCGGCTCCATGAATGGATAGTCGTGGTACACACCCAATGGTTTCCACAACCGTCGTCATCCTCAACCAAATCTGTCAGGTCAACGGTGATGTACGGAAACGTGGGTGACGCAGGTACGCGGTCATACACACGGGTTGAGACGAGTGCTGTGACGCCCGCATCGGCTTTGAGTGTGGCGAAGATTTTCCCACCAAGGGAGACAGACGGACTAGCCAAGAGCAGCGACCTCCTTGATTGCTTTGTTTTGAGCGCGTGAAAGACGCCCCTTTATTCGACGCTGGTTCAGACGGTAGATAGGCCAAAAAAACGGTTGCTTCCGCGTGCCTGGGTGCAACGTACCGGCAAATTTACCGCCGTTAATGTGCGGAGGCGTGCCGAACTCAACCCACGTTGCATACCATGCCAAACCACCACCAGCCGATATGGTCACAGAAAGACCTTCTGCACCCTTTACGCTGCCAACTGTTTCGCCGTCGCGCGAAGACGTGAACTGCCACTTGATGCTGTCTTCAAGATCACCGCTGTCGTATGGCGCGGCGTTTTTCATCTTGCCGACCAATTCTTCGGCGTTCTGCACAAGCGCACGGCTCATAGCCGCAGCGACACGCGGCGGTATAGCGCGCAACTTGCGCCGCAGTTTGTCACCGCCTGTCCATTTGGTCGCCATTACGTAGCCTCACCACTCTCAACGATAAACCGCAGCTCGCGCTTCTTGCCAGTCGGATCGACGCCCGCGTGACGGACGTTTAATACCGTGCCGGACGGCAAAGACGCACCAGCGCGGGCCAGCACGAAACGATCCGTCGCTAGGATCGCGGCGTTTGCGCTTGACCACCGCAGCATGACCTCGAATTTGATAATACCAGTCAGACGGTCGGCGCGGATCGCTTCGTCGCCGCCCATAGGCATGATCGAAGCGCCTTGTGCCGTAATCTGCGTCGCCCACGCGGCGGGTGTAGGGTTGCCGTATGCGTCCGTGCTTTCCGCGCCAAGACGCTCTACGGTCACGCTGTCGCGGAGAAGTCCTGCACGCATCAGAACGTCCTCACCACATAGGGTGCAATCAGCGCCTCATACCCCATCGGGATCGTCACCGGCTTGACCGACGAACTCGTACCAACGTTCACCGCTTCGCGGTTTTCGTACATATGCGCGATGTGAAGCAGCATGGCTTGCGTGATGCTGTCGGGGATTTCCGTCAGATCAACCGGGCTATCCGCTGTGCCGTCATAGCCCGCCGTGAACGTCACAGTCACGGGGGACAGACGATTGCGGTCCGTCTCAGGCCATGCCGCGCCAGCGGAAGGCCAGATGTACGCCTCGTCACCGTCTTGTGCCAAGAATGCCGTTGTAGTTTGTGCGTCACCGTCCGTGTCGTAATATGCCACCGTCGTCACAGCGACGACAGGCGACACAGGGAGCGCGATGGCGGCGCTGGGACCGTAACCTTCGGGGAAGTCCGTGACGAGCCTCCACGAGCGCGTAATCAGACTGCGTCCCGTCACGCGCTCGACGTAATCCCACGCCATTTTGATCAGCGACGTGATATACGTGTCGTCGTCAGAGTGCGAGACGTTGAGTTGTGCCTTCGCTTCGGCAAGCGTCACCGGATAATCGGTCGGCGTGGTGCCTGTCTTTCCGTACTGGTGTCCGTTACTCATTGCCACGCCTCGTCGAGCCATTTGACGCCGCGAACCTGGTGAGGCTTCTGGTCGCCATGAAAATACACGATGCGCGCGTCATTCAATCCGTCACGCTGCACGTTCACTTTGTAGCTTACCACGTCACCGGGGTAAAGGTCATCAAGGAAGACATGGGGTAGATCACGCAAACGCTGCATGTCAGCGGTGCGCGGCGGCAAGGCGTCACGATCCGCACCGAACCACACGTCCGCGTGACCGGAAGGTACGAGCGCGACGCCATTGCACGCCCGTTGCGGTTTATAAGGGTCGCGCGGCAACGCAATCGTCGTGCCGGTTTCGCAGTATTCCGCCAAGTGATCGCAATTCCCCGTCACGACCGTATCAAGTCCGACGAGGATCATCGGCACGTTGAGGCGATACGGTTCGAGACAGTCAACGTATGTCGGCGCGTGACGGTTCGTCAGCAAGCGTTGCTTGATGGGCGCAGAATACACGGTGCGTATGGGGTCAGTGAACACCACGAAGCGGAACGGTTTGGTCAGGTTGCGCTCAAACCCACGATACAGGCGGCTCACCCACTCGGGCGTATATCCGTCCGCGTAGTGGTCCGTCGCGTCGTTTCGGTCCCAAAAGAGCGTTGCGATGGTTATCATTATTTCGCATACCTCATACGTTCTTCGTCGCCGTTGAAGGCGCGATAACCACTATTCACCCACAGCATGTTGTCAGGCACATCGGCGTGTACGACGGACCCTGCCGCGATCATTGCGTTGCGACCGATTGTGACGCCCGGTAGGATCACCGCGTTTGCTCCGATGCTCGCGCCTTGGTGAACCACGACGGCGGGACGGGTTGCGAGGCTTTCAACATCATAGCCGTCCTTGTGAGCGCGAGGCCACGCATCGTTGCAGAGCGTGACGTTTGGGCCGATGAATACGTCATCGCCGATCACGAAGCCCGGACCCATCATCACGCCGCCGCTGATACGACAACGCTTGCCGATGTGGGGACCGTGAAGCATGGCGAACGGTGAGACGACCGTTTCATCACCGATCCATGTGTCTCCGGTCACGCTGGCGAATTGCCAGATCGTCGCGCTAACCGACACCTGTTCGGAAAATTCAACGTGTGCTTTGGGGTGTATCACAAAAAACCTCATCGAGCGTGGCGCGTGGCCATTCCACAAGCGCCGTTGTACCCGTACAGTTGACCACATTTACACCCATGTCAACTAATTGTTGCGCGGCTCGATCAACTGTTTCGCGCCAACGGGTAATTTGTGATGGTGGAGGATTGTGACAGCGCCCTGCGTGGTCCGCGTGCCAGTGCAGTTTGCCGCCTGTTGCGGTCATGTCGAAACCGAGAAGCACGATACGAGCCGCGCCCATCAGGAAAGCGAGATTGATCGCTTGGAAACCGCTGTTCCCGCCGAAATAGATAAATTCAGGATTAGTGCTGATTATGTAGCCCGCTTTACCAGGGCAGCGTCGCGCGCCGTATTGTGCCGCTTGCGGAGATTGCGTCCACCGCTCACCGGCAAATGTAGGCGCGTGGTCGGTCCACCAATTGTCATCACAGGCGTAAAGGAAGTCAGCCCAAGGGGCGCGCTGGTGCGTGGTGTTGATTACACAGACGCGGCACTGTCCAGCGGCACGCGCCGTTTTTACGCGGGCGACCTCTGCGGCGCTTAGGCTCGGACCGCTCGCCATTATCACTATCGTTTCGCCCGTCCACTCCCGTGGTGCGAAATCGGGCAGCGTCCTTATTCTCCGGTGCGTCAAAGTGCGCCGAGAACTCAGCAAGACCAGCCGCGACCATATCTTGCGCGAATTGACCCGTCAGCTTGTCACCAACCTCCAAATTCTTCGGGTAGACCATGCCGGGCAGGCAACCACGGAAACGTTTCGTGACGGTGGCGTTCATTTTGTTTTCCTCGTGTGATTACGCGGCGAGCCGTAAAGCCCGCCGCGCTCTCATTTACTCGCTTAGGATGCGGCGACCTTGATTACCTTAATCGCGTCGTCATTCAAGAGGGCCCCGCCAACCCTTTTGCGCATATAAAACTTACATTGGCCTGGCGTCGTAATTGAGTCGTCCACGGTCATACGCAGACCGACCAGATCACAAATCAGGTAGCCTTCCATGAAGTCACCAAAGGCGACCGGGAAAGCATCGGCACCAATGTCCGGCATGTCTTCGGCTTCGACCACGTTGAAACCGAGGATTTGCGACGGCTGACCAGCAGTCAGACCGGGCTGCCAGATGTACGCACCGTCAGCGTCACGGAATTTACGAACAGTGCCAAGAGTGGCCTTGTTCATCATCCACGAAGCATTACCGCGATAGCCCGCTTTGAGCGAGTACACGGTGTCCATGAACACATCAGACGGGTAGTGCTCCGGGGAAGTGTTCGAGAACGACCCGAAGCCCGACGCGTTGCCGGTGGCATGATATTGCAGCGTACCGAAAGCGCGGGCAGGCGACGCGCCGTCGTCAGCGATGGCGACCGGCGTACCGTTGAGGAAGCCAGTCGGCTTCTTCGTGCCGTTGCCGCTGATAAAGGCAATACCTTCACCCTTGGCGAACGAGTTGACCGACCGACGAACAAGCCAATCCTGCACATTGAAGAACAGGTCGTTAAGGCTTTCTTCGGACGCTTTCGGATAGGCGTAGATCATACCGAAAGACGGTGCGACCTCAGCAAGCGACGCCGTGTCCGTCTCGGAACGGGTGTCACCTTCACCGACCCAGCCGTAGCTGTCGCCCAGCACGTCAACCAGCTCTTTGTAATCCGTGGTCGAAGCCTGGACTACGCGAGCAACGCGACGCATCGGGGAAACGTCGAGCAGCTTTTCGTGAATGTTGCGCGAAATTTCCTCCGGCAGAGCGTAACCACCAGAAGCGGCGGTCGCGACCGTGACGGCCTTTTGCGCAACAGCTTCACGTTCTGCGGCTTGCAGAGCGCTTTTCAGCTCGTTATTACCAGGGTCACGCACCCACGCCGAAAAAGCGTTCTTGTGATTGACACCAGCTTCGCTGTCTTCCGGGCGATTGCCACCGGCAGACGGGCGATTTTGCTTTGCTGCAATCTGATCCTGCACCGTGGCAAGGTCAGATACGGCGCGGTCCAGCTTTTCCAGCTTTTCGACGGTCAGCGGATCAGCAACGCCGTTTTTGCGGATTTCCGCGATTTCTTGGGCGTGCGTCTCTTTGAACTCATCAAAACGCTTGTTCAGGTCACTAACAACCTGCTTGGGATCATGTTCCGACATGGGAAACTCCTGTTTTGTCGGTTTCGTTAAAGCGAAATACCCGAAAGGGCCTTCCACAGCTCCGACGCCTCGTCGTCCGCATCCCGCTGGTCGATCATGGTGTCATATCCGCCCGCCAAAAGCGCAGCGGCTTTTGAACGGCTCAACCCAGCATCCCGCGTGAGTAGACGTTCAATATCTCGTTTGGTCGGTTCGTCGCCGTTTTCGATCTTGGCGCGCACTTGCTCAACCACTGAAGCGGCGTTCGCCGGGAACGTGACGATGGAAACCTCCCACAAATCAAGTTCGCGCACCTCGCGCACACCGTCTTCGGCTTTTTCACTCTCCGAAGGCATGAAACCGATAGACATACCGGCCTTCCACCCCATTTTCATCAGCTCGTAGGCTTCACGGCCTTTTTCGGTGCCAAGCGCCAGTTTGCCCTCAACGTAAAGACCTTTCGTGTCTTCACGCATCGCGGTATAGACACCAATCGGGCCAACGGATCGGTGTTGCCACCGCAAAGCGACCCCATTTGCCACTTCTCCCCTGATTGACCGCTTAA